AGGGGGAGGGGGGGGGAAAAAAAAAAAAAAAAAAAAAAAAAAAAAAGCCCCCGTGAAGGGGGCTAAGTTCTCGACTAAGAGAATGATGAACCTGTATTCTATCACACCACACGCCAAACACGCACACCATACTTGCCCGCTTCTATCACTACACGGTGTTCTATCTGCGTTGCGGTTAGTTTAGTTATCTTTTTTACTTGGTGTACCGCCTTAGCGGTGTCTATACACGGTACAAACATAGACGTGCCGACGGCAAAGCGCTCTACATCTACTTCAAACGCAATGCCGTCCGGGTCTATCTCGTTGGGCTTAAGCTTTCGGCGCATACAAAGATTCTAAATTTTCTGGGGTTTCAAACTCGTCGTCGTCATCGTCCCCCGCATCGAAGTTTACGCATAAGACATACACGCTGCCTATGTTTATCGTGGTGCCTTTACCTAAGTGTACCTTCTTCTTGACGCCCCCCATGTGTTTATATATCTCCTCATCTACTTGGGTAGGGTTATGCTTCAGTTTCCGCATCTCGGTTTTGAATGGTTTAATAAGCATATAGAACCTCTTCACATCATACTCATACCGCCCAACCCAAGAGTAATGGGGTAGCTTCTCTGGGTTAACAAAGGTATCGGTTAGCCCCGACTCATCCTTGCTTCTGCCGTCCTGTGTGCTCTTTATGCGAATAATCTGCCCCTGCTTCTCGAAGTAGTAGTTCCTAACTAAGTCATATATGTCTATGTCCAGCGAGCTGTCTACGCCCTTCATATATTTTAGACGTGCGATAGCCCAATCGCTAAGCCCTTGTATGTTTATGTTCCACAAATTGCAGCGCTTTGCTAACACTGCCCCCGCTAAGTTACACGCGGCGTTAGCCACCCAGTTTCTGTTTTGATCGTTCAGTCCCGCGCGCTTTATTACTAGTTTACGGAATTTAAAAACCAAATCCTCCACCGCTTGGGGGTCGCGTAGTATCTCTTGAACTATCAACTCTCCTGCGTGGCCGTGGTTGTTAACTACCGCCCTGTTCAGCGCCATGGTTTCATCTTCTGGGATGTCTAACTTCTCCAAACGTGTTTCTATAACACGCTGAATCTCTCCTCTTGGTACCGCCTTAGCGTTAGACAAATTGTCTATGAAACTAGTGTTACCGTTAGTACCTAACATCAAGGCCCAAGCCTTACCTTGGTACCGTTCTTTATTAGTACCGCCGCTAGTCATACGAGTCTTCTGCTTACCGCTAGTAACCGCGTACGCTATATCACTAACGTCGTCTCCTTCCATGTTGGTAGCTTCGTCTATGTAGATCGGTAGATTCTTCATAGCCTCCGCCCTGTTCCAAATAGAGTTGGCTGTGGACTCCCCGTTCATTATGTATTCTTCTGGGTTAGCCCAAATAGACGCGCCGACAATCATACCTGTGGACTTGCCGTACCCCGACTCTGGGCTGTACACGTGGTTTATACACCCGCGTATGTTAGGGATGAAAGTCATTAAGATAGACCCTATCGCCGTAGCTACCATGAACTGATGTGGCTCCATGTTGGGTTTCTCATAGAACTCCATAGCTTCTCGCCAACCATCTAGCGTCCCGCGTCTCTTAAACATAGGCATATACCGTGCAGTATGCCCCGAGGGTGGGTTCTCTTCTACTCTGTCTGCAAATATCTCTCTATCCCCAAGGACAAAAGACTCCATGTTCTCTGTCCAACCAAACTGAGTTTTTGCGTCCACGCGGTGTATCTGCCCCGCTAAGTCTTCTACCCAAGCCTGAATGTAGTTCATTATGTTATCCGGTTTTAGTAAGTGGATGTCGTTCCTACCCAAAGCTTTCCGGCACTCGTCTCTGGAGGTTAGGTCCGTACCTTTTATTACGAACGTCTCTATCCCCTCTAACCTAGTATGGTGTTTAAACTCAAACGAAGGCCCATCTACGGGGTCCATTATTCGCTTAGTTATATACAAGTCTCGGGCGTAGATCGGAATTTCTTCCATCTCTTTGGTGTCTTTGTTGAACTGGCGTACGTATATCCCGCCACGTGCGCCCCTGAAGTACGGTGCGGGGTAAGTAGGTATCGTATAGTCTATAGTAGGTACGACGCCCTCTACCTCTTCGTCTTCTCCTGAGTTAGCAAACAACCCCGAATCCGCAGACACAGTAGCAGTAGCCACAGAGGGGTCGGGTATCTGTATTATGTTATCCGCTTCTGTAGCTTCTTTTATCTCATAGGATAAGTTTATCGGGCTTTTAATCTTGCCCCACAGCGGGCAGTTTTTGCATGTCTCTGGGTTGTCCCCCTCAAAGGTAGTACATAGGTGGGGTGAGTGTAGTGATGCTGCTACCTTCTCTGTTTCGTCCGCCGAGTAGGCTTCGTACCCTTGTGAGACTACGTGTATGGCTTCTGGTTCTTCACAGTGTTTTGCGACAGACAGCACGTGCGTCCAGTCATTATAGGATAAGCTGTTAGGGTCAAACAGCGCCTTATGTATTTGCGCGCAGCCTTTACCCTCAGCGTCCTTCAACAGTATGTTTGCAAACTTCTTAACTAGGTTATTGCCTGCTAAGTTCTTTGCGTTTTCCTTGTCGGCTTGCGTGTACTCTCTTTCTTGAAGAACTGGTATTAAGTCTGGGTAGGGCAACTGCGCGGCAAACTCTTCTAGCACCACTGTGCTCTGAGGCATACCCACTACTTTAACCTCTGCGGGAGGGTCGAACTTGCAGTTATGGCTATTGGGCACGCGCAGTATTCTTGCCGCGTCCGCAGTTATAGCGGGGTCAACATGGAAGTCGTAATCGACACACGCTTTCTTAAGTCTAGTGGCTACCGGCTGCCACTCTTGTCTAGTACACGGCTTGTCTAACGCCCAGTACACGTGTAAGCCCCCGCCGGAATCGACAATAATGGTAGGCTTAGGTAGGGATAGCTGTTCGCAGAACGCGCGCAATGCGCCCATTCCACTCTTTTTATCTGGGTAGGGTTTGGTTTCCCCACAGTCTATATCTAAAAACAGAGAGCGCATTTGGCATACGTTTTCTGCTAGCCTACTACGCTCTTTTACAAAAGTACCTAGCGCGTAATACGCATCGTACCCCTCTGCGTCGCGGTTCAGTGCAGTGTTGACTACTGAGTCTATTGAGTTATAGAACTTGGATACATGTTTGTTATCTTTAGTTCGTATAGCGTAAACACAATAAAACCCTTCGTCCCCTAGCACTGTACTTAGAAATTCCTTCGTATTCATCATCACATCTCTTAGTACTTTTTTTGAGGGTCGAGGGTTCCCTAGGGAACCCTAGCCCGTTTATTTTAGTGCGTTGGGTCTAAAAGGTTAGTCGTCCCACTCTTCTAAAAGACTAGACAAGTCTTCGTCCGGCTTGGGCTGTTCCGCCTTCTTCTTAGATACCTTTACCGTAGGCTCTTCGATTGCCTCCGCAGCCGCTACAGGTTCTGGCTTTGCTTCTGGCGCGGGCGCAGGTTTTGCTTCTGGCGTAGGGTCCGCAAACAGAGGGGGTAGTGCGGCGGGTTCTGCTACTGCGGGGCCGTCTTGCTCAGTCTTCTTGCTTACCGTAATAGTCAACATCTTCTCTACTTCTGGACTCTTCTGTAAGTCGATAGACATTAGCAGTTCGGATTCTTCCAGTGGACGCAGCGGCTTAAAGCAAAGCTTAGGCGTAGACGCATCAGTATCGAAACGTATTTCGGTAAGTACCGAAGCTACTGGAGACGTGTGGCTAGCCAGTAAGCGAGCGTAGGCTTGCATCGGCATCTTGTCCTGCTTGTCCCCAAACACACTAGTAGCCGGTAGAGATAGTTGGTACACCTCTTTAGATACTATGTTGCCTTCGCCGTCCGCGAGTAATAACGCTACACGCTGTTGGAACCTACACGCACGGCTCTCGCCTTGCCCCGAACCTTTTACGTTCTGAGCGCAGTCACCACACTTATTCGCTTGGCGGTCGCTAGAAATTACGTCATCTGAGGGGAACCCTGTACGGGTGTCGGCGGACCAACATACGGGAGGGTTAGACTCTCCGGCAGCGTAAGTGCCTTTGTAGTACATCCTAGAAAGCGGTGCGGCTTTAATGATTACTGCTTTAAGCGAGCGGCTTTCTAGTTCGGCCACTTCCTTACCGTTTACGAGCTTACGGAATACCCCACCACGGATACTTAGTCTATGGCTGCTAGAGTACTCTCCACCGGTTAAGTTCTTCTCTGGCGCTAGTTGGGCCAAAAGGTCTTTGTACGCGGCGGGCATGTTTTCAAATAATTGTACGTTGCTCATCATTTACTCCTAAAAGTCTTCGTTTTCGTCTAAGTCCAGAACCAGTTGTTCTTGTAGGCTTGGACGTTCTGTGGTCGCGCTTGTAATTTCATAGGCAAGGTCTGATACGCTTTCTTCCGGCATATTAGTAACTTCGTCTACGTGTTCTTCTAGCTCTTTCCCCGTCCGCAGCGCGTCGATAACTTGGGGGATGTTAAACCTATAGGTGTTCGCTACTTTTATGTAGGTATCCCTAGGGATAAAACCTTGGCGTACCCACGCCCGTAGCGTTTGGGTTTTTACGTTCAGCACTTCCGCCAAATCGTCTATTGGTACATACGAATCTACATCGTTCAATTTTTACTCCTCCTTACAGTTACTGTGTACTCCCTATCGGTGTTAAGGCCGGGCGGGTGTAGGTCTGGGTTCTCTTCTAAAAACTGCTTCATGTTGCCTTGGTGTAGGCGCTTCTCTAGTAAGTCTACCGCTTCGTTTTCTAGCATAAACTTACTCATAGAATCCCAATCACTAGTCCAGTATTTAGTTCTTACTGAACGGTAGAAGGACCCTAACTCTGTCTTACCAGACTCTAGTCCTGTTGCTTTGCAGTGAGCTAAAAGCGCGGCCTTAACTTTACCTAGCTTCTCCTCCAAGTCGTCCTCTTGCTTTTTCATCTCGGTGACTATCTGCAACTTCTTATCGCGTATCTTTATGTACACCCCGATGAGTTTGTTTAATCTAGCCTCATCCGCAATCTCTTCACTCATACGCACATCTCCTGTGTAGTGTTTTAGTTTAATGGAACGACATGTAGTCTATTCTAGTTATGTTTAGGTATCAAGCACATCGTTGTATAAATCTATCATTTTTGTATGTACATTTATTTTTTGGTCTAACATTTTATAAACACGTTGCTCTACTGACGACCCTTGTAGCTGCACCACAGTGCATGGGTGTTTCTGCCCAGAGCGGTGTACCCTAGCGTTAGCTTGCGCGTACGTTTCTAAAGAGGGCACTGGACCCCACCATACAATAGTGTTTGCTGCGGTAAGCGTTACGCCGTGCGCTGCGGCTTGGGGTTGGATAATCAGTACCCTAGGATCAGAGGTAGTTTGAAACTCGTTGAATATGGCAGTACGTTTGTTGGCCGACACATCCCCGTTAATAATTGCGTTGGTTATACCGTCCTTGTTTAGTTTCTCTGCGAGTATTCTAATCACGTGTTTGAACGGCACAAAAATTAAAACTTTCTGGCTAGACTCTGCGATTACTTCGGATAATACTTTGTAGCGGTTCTTCACGTCAAACTCTACGGTCTCTCCGCTGTCGGAGTACACCGCCCCACAAGATATTTGTAGCAGCTTGTTCATGTTAACCGCAGCGTTAGCGGCAGAAATAGATTCGCCCGCAGCTATCGTAAGCATATGACTTCTAAGTATTTTGTAATACTTGTTCTGTTGAGGGGTTAGTTCCACCTCGCGTTTTACGTACGTCATTTCCGGCAGGTCTAGGCACTGTTCTTTAGTAAATCTAATTGCCGGTTGAAGTGCGTTGTACACTATAGTCGTAGCGCTTTCCTTGGGAACCCACTTGAATTGGGTAAGCTTGGTCATCACCATCTCTTTGAAAGCCCCCGCAAAGCGGGGTACGGCCTTTGGGTTAATTAGTTTCGCTAACCCGTACGCGTCAAGCGGCGATTGTGCAGCAGGTGTACCCGTCATCATCCACAGCCAAGTAGTTGGTTTTATTATAGAATTCAATACCTTCCATCGTTTTGCTTGTGGGTTCTTATAGTGTGTGGCTTCGTCCGCTATGATTAAATCAAAGCCGCCCTCGTCAATCGCATCCCGCACAATCTCTACGCCGTCGTAGTTTATGATTACGTATTCCGCACCACCTCTAATTATCTCTTCTCGTTTCTTCCTAGCCCCGTGAGCTATGTCAACCGTACGGTGCATAGCAAAGGAGAACAGGTCTGCCCGCCATGCTGAGTCCATAATCGACAGAGGGCATATTATGAGAACGCGTTTTACTATCCCCAATTGTATTAGGAAGTCCGAGGCCCATATAGAACTGGCCGTCTTACCGGTGCCTTGCTCGTTAAAACAAAACGCCCGTTGGTTCATCGTTAAAAAAGCAGCCGTGGTTTTCTGGTGCTCGAACGGTTTAAACTTACCGGCCCAACTGTACTGGCCTAAAATTGGTGACGGTACGTTCTTTATCCCTAGATTTTTTAATACCCGCGCTTCTTCCATACCCCATTTAACTAGCACTTCGTTGTTGCCTAAACTTTTACTGCGGGGTATTGCTGTTGTTATTTGCATGGGGTTACGCACTTTAAGCCGCAACGCCTTGTTGTCTACTATCTGCATCTCTTTCTCCAGAGGACAAAAATAGAGAGAAACCGCTGTGTGCTTCCCTCTATTTACTTTTTGTAATGTTGCGTTACTTCTTCGTCGTTTTCTTTTTGTAGTTTCTAGCACGGTTCTTACTGGAGCTTTCTACTGTTACCCCGTCTTTGTTTGAACCGCCTTTACTAAGTGCTTTCTTGTGGCTAACGTCTTTGCCTTCGCGCTTATCGGCTTTGCCGTTGTTGTTCTCGTCCTTGCCTTCCTTGTCCATCTTTCGCCTAGCGCGTTGGCGTTCCATCCTAGCTTCAAACTCAGGACTGCCGACGGGTTTGTTCTTTTGCTTAGGTCTATCTTTTGGGTCCTTGTAAGGCATAGTAGTTCTCCTAATCAGTTGGTTCAGAATCGTCTACGTAGTCAGCAAGTTTCCCATAGGAGGCTAGCGGTCCCCCTTCCATAAGATCAGAAAAACTTAAGTAAGATACATCTGGGTCGTCTTTGTCTATAGTTACTCCACGATAAGACCAAGCATGTGACGGTGCCGTGGACTGGCCTTCTACAAACAGCTTACCGTACTGGCTGATAATCCATACCCCCGCCTCAGCTCCACCCTTACCAACTAAACCCCAGTACCGCATCTTCTGGAAATTACACCGTTGATTATAGTTTAGCTGAAGAGCATTAAGGTGCGCACTACCCCCCACGTCATACAATCTCTTCAACGACACTACCATGCCCGTGTTTAGTTTGTGTCGGTAGGCTACCATTTTGGCGCCGCAAGCTTCGCAGGTCTTGGTCTGTTCATCATTTTCATAGTCAATCATATTTATCTCCGTCCGTTATGTGGACATTCCATTACTATACAATGCGCTCTACATAACCCAGTAGGACGCGGGTTCCAAACATCTACTTCGTAGGCTTTCGCCATCTTGGCGTAGTCGGCCAACCACTTCTGCCATAGTTCCGATTCTTGTTCTATGGTGTAGGTGTCTTTTACAAACGCGTTGCATACCACGAACAGCAACCCGCCTTTTATTATCTTCACTTCGGGGAAGTGCTTGAACATAGCCAAAGCCATTAGTTCTAGCTGCCCCTTGTCGGCGTACTTCGCAGACTTACCCGTCTTGTAGTCTATTACCTTAGCGGTACCGGCTTCTCTATCAAGTATGGCAAGGTCAACTACCCCCCGCCACCATACGTTTTTGTCGAAGAAACCACACGGCTCTAGGTCCGCCGTAAGTCCCATCTTGTACTCGCACAGCTTCTCGCCCTTCGAGTTCTTTAGTTTATCCAAAGCCGCAAGTGTGTAGTCAAACCTAGCTTCTAGCTCTACGTCGTCTCTTATGTACTCTTCCGCTGCTTTGTGAAACTCGTTGCCGTACAGTATGGCGTCCGTGTTGAAGTCTTCTTTGTAGTCTTTCGCTACCTTTAAGTGGTAGTACTTCTTAGGACACTGCTCGAAAGTTTTTATGCTGCTGAAGGACCATGTGGGTTGCGCCATTCTGTACATTCTCCGTAATTCTTTCCGGTTTCCACGTCACCACGCACCGGAAGGCCCTTTGCCCAATCGGGGGTGTAACGCATACATTCGGATACGTAAGCTGCTGCTTCGTTAAGCTCACTATCTGGTACAGAGCATACCACAGAGTCATGTACGGTAAGAAGTATTGGGTAGCGTTTTGATATTAGTAGCATTTGTTCCGCCATAATACACCGCGCTATAGCTTGGCATACGTTCTCTACTACTTTACCCCCGTAGATTCGCACGTCTCCCCTACGCGTTTTGTATGAGTACTCTAGTCCGCGTTCGCCTTCTGAAGTTTTGAGGTCTCCGTAACGCATCATCAAACCGTTAGGTAGGCGTATACCGTTCTGTTCTGGAACTACTTGTAGTACCCCACCTAATCCTATTGCGTAAGCGTCGCCCGCAAGCATGCCCTCCAAAGCTACCTGACACTCCCGCCACAACTTAATGATCTGGTTGTTCGTGTGCCTGTATATCTTAATAATACGCGCGGCTTCCTCCTGCTCCATGTCAACGCCTAAAGTCTTTAACTGCTCCTTAAACCGCACCGCGCCCATACCGTAGCCGCATCCGAGTATTGTCGTTTTCCCAATAAACCTTGAGGGTCCGTCTATGTCTTCTTCCTTCTTGCCGTAGATAGCGCCCGCCATCTTCTTGTACACATCCTCGCCGTTCTCGAACGCGGCAACCAAGTCGGACTGCCCTGATAGCCACGCAAGAACCCGCGCTTCGATCTGAGCGGAGTCAGCTTCTATTATAGAGTACCCTTCGGGCGCGCAAATACTGGACTTAAGTACCTTGGCGTTCGGCCCCCTTGACGGTAAATTCTGGAGGTTCAATTTATCTGAGCCGCCCCACCTTCCGGTATGCGCTGCGTAGTACTTGATAGGAACCGGCATCCTCCCCCGCGACGCTACCTCTAAGAACCGTTGGGTTCGTGTTTCTTCTAGGGTACTTTTCAATCCGATACGGGCGGCGACTAAGGCTTGTACTCGTGGGTCTTCGTGTTCTTGTAGGGCTTTGAATGCTTCGTCACTCTTAGCAAACGCAAAGGCTTCCTTACCAGTACGCAAACTTGTTTTCATAGGTGGGGTAACGCCCAGCGCCTCGAGTGCTTTGGCAAACTTAGGGTTAGACATCAGCTCGTCTTTCTCTATCCCGCACTGTTCTAGGAGTTCATCTTTCTGGTCTTTAAGAAGGTCCAAATGCAGTTTTAGTTTCGGCGTATCCAACTCTAGTACGGGGTCGATAAACATACGTAGGGTCATGTCTATTACTTTAAGTTCTATAACAGGGAAGTCTGCCGCAAACTTGTTATACAGTTTATAGGTAATCTCCGTGTCGTTTACGCAGTAGTCTCCGTACCGATCTAACTCTTCGACAGAAAAGTCTGCCCGCCGTTTACCAACTGCATTGAGTATCTCTGTGCCCTTTACCCCTAGCTCGTACTTCTCCGCCAAGAACGCAAGCGACCCGCCAACCTCCACGCCATGTAGCGCGCGTGCCATACACAAAGTATCAAGCCATACCCGAGGGTGAATATCAAACAGCCAACTAAGAATAGCCCCGTCAAACATAGTATTGTGAGCCAATACAGCAGAGTTTTCCCAATCGTAATTAGCGAGTAAGTATTTTTTGAGTGCGTCATGTGGACCACTTAGCCATGTTGTTTCCTCATTGTTCACCTTAACGCTAACGCCTATTACCTCAAACCCTTCGTGGCGCACGTACTCTTCTGTAGTTAGTTTGCGTAGTGAGATGTCTTTGTCGTAGTACGTCTCGAAGTCTACCGTTATTATATTCACGTTACACCAATCCCCTGTCTTTAAGTATTTTGTAGTTTTCTTTGTGCGCGTCTTCTATTTCTTGTTTGTTCTGCCCCATGTAGGGCACGGCTAAGTGTTCGGTTACCAGTGCGGTGTTAATGGTTAGGTTGCCCGTTATCTTTATCACTCCGAGGTACCGCCCGAACTTTCCTTTCTCTCTAGTTTCGAGCTTGTAAGTTCCTCCGACGTGAAGCATCTGTTCGACAAACTTCTTTGCCAAGAGTCCGGCAGCCTTTTCTTCTGCATCTCTCGTGCGGCACTCTGGAGTATCAACGCCATACAAACGTATAGACTCATTGTGAATAAAGTGGCTAAAACCAAGGTCGATATCAATAATGATAGAGTCACCATCAATTACCCTCACAATCTTGCAATTGTATTCGTACATGTTGCTTTTCCCGTTTAATGCGTCATATAAGTTGCTTTCATTCCCCTGCTTTCACTTTTATCTTGGACAGTTGCTCACTGAAGTCTACGTTAATACCGTAGAACCTCTCAGCCACTAAGGCTACCGCATCCGCTTCTTCGGTAATTTCGGCTATGTGATCAGCGTCAAAGCTTTTATTTACAAGGGCCAGCGCGTTTAACGCGGTATTTGTGGTTCGTATAAGGAAAACTATTTCTTCGGAATCTTTAGCGAGCCTAACTTCGTCTACGGTTACCTCGGCCTCTGTTTCTATCCACACCTTTGCCCCGCAAGAGAGCGGTTTGTCCGGACTGTAGATTACGGTGCTCGGCCCATGGACCACGACTTTATTGCACTTGCGGTTTTCCTTATACGTTTTGACAGTAAGCACGGGCAGGTCGGCCCCTTTAGCATTGGCGCGAATGTTGTGTTGGTTAACGTGGATTTTTGTTTTCATTACTCTTTTCCTTTTTTGGGGGGAAATACAAAACCACCGAGTGTTCTTTTGTCTGGGGAGGTTAACGAAGCGTTTCGCCCGCCGTCGAACTTTTTCTTTTTAACTGGCTTGCCATCAGGGTCAACGGTTGTAAACGCGTTCCTCGGGCACTGCGTTACCTTACCGCCTTTGGCTAGATACTTCTTAATGTCCTCGGCAATCTTCTCGC